TGTAATTTATAGATTATCAAGAGCACCAGAAAGAAGAATATTCTATATTGATGTAGGAAATTTACCAAAAGTTAAAGCAGAACAATATTTAAAAGAGGTGATGAGTCGCTATCGTAATAAGTTGACTTATAATGCACAAACTGGAGAAGTTCGTGATGACCGTAAATTTATGAGTATGATGGAAGATTTCTGGTTGCCAAGAAGAGAAGGTGGTCGGGGAACCGAAATTACAACTCTGCCTGGTGGACAAAATCTTGGGGAACTTGCTGATATTGAGTACTTCCAGAAAAAATTATATCGTGCATTAGGTATTCCTGAATCAAGAATTGCTGCAGAAGGTGGATTTAATTTAGGTCGTTCATCTGAAATATTAAGAGACGAATTAAAATTTGCAAAGTTTGTTGGTCGTTTGAGAAAACGTTTTGCTGCAATGTTTAATGATATGTTGAAAACTCAGTTGGTATTAAAGAATATTGTAACTCCAGAAGACTGGGCACAAATGGAAGATCATATTCAATATGACTTCTTGTATGATAATCAGTTTGCAGAGTTAAAAGAAACTGAAATGATACAAGGTCGTTTAGGTAATCTTGCACAAATTGAACCTTACATCGGTAAGTTCTATTCAACTGAATTTGTAAGAAAGAGAATATTACGTCAAACAGATCAAGAAATTGAAGAGATTGATACGCAGATTGAGGAAGAAATTAAGAATGGTATACTTCCAGATCCATCTCAAGTTGATCCGATTACTGGAGAACCACTACCTCAAGAAGGTGGAGATTTAGGTGCAGTTCCAGAAGATCCAAATCTTGATGCACAAGGACAAGTAACAGATGCTGAGTATCAAAAAGATACAAAAACAGCCGAGATATAAATAAACATATTGCTATAATTTAATCTTATGGAAGAATTAGTGGATTTGATTGCGACAGACGCTAGTGCTAGTGATGTCTCCGATAAAATAAAGGATGCATTGATGGCAAAGGCAGCTGCTCGTATAGATGCTTTAAAACCAGATGTTGCATCATCAGTTTTTGATGCAGATGCATCAGAAGAGGAAGAAGAAGTATCAGATGAACAATCAACTGAAGAGGACTCAGAATAATGAAACTTATCACAGAAGAAATTTCAAAGGTAGAATTTATCACTGAAGGTAAAGGCAAATCAAAACGTCTTTGCATTGAAGGTGTGTTTCTTCAGGGTGGTATCAAAAATCGTAATGGAAGAATGTATCCTGTTGATATTCTTGAAAGAGAAGTTAATAGATATAATTCTACATTTGTTAAACAAGGTAGAGCACTTGGCGAACTCGGTCATCCAGAAGGTCCTACAGTTAACTTAGATCGTGTATCCCACAAAATTACCTCGCTCGTAAGAGAGGGAAATAATTTTAGAGGAAAGGCAACTTTATTATCTACTCCTATGGGTAAGATTGCATCATCTTTAATAGATGAAGGAGTTAAACTTGGAGTATCTTCTCGTGGTGTTGGTTCACTAAGAGAGAGTAGTAATGGTTGTAAAATGGTTGGGGAAGATTTTCAATTAGCAACCGCTGCCGATATAGTGGCAGACCCTTCAGCTCCAGACGCTTTTGTGAATGGAATTATGGAAGGAAAAGAGTGGGTTTGGGAAGGAGGATCACTCCGTGAACAACTCGCAGAAAGAACTGAGAAGCGTATCAACACGCTTGTCACTCAAAAAAGATTAGAGGAAAAGAAGTTAAGTCTATTCCAAGATTTTCTAAATAACCTCTAAGTTTAAAAAAACTATAAATAAGTATAGATTCTTACGAATTTAAATAAATCCACGGTAACTTTTTACACTAAATGGAAAACATCGAAGAAAATGTAGTCACCAAAGGTGCAGCAAAAGCTGATCCTATGCCATCATCAGGCATCCCAGTAGAGGATCTTGGTGGTCCTACACCAGAAAACTATAAACCTGATGACGATTCAGCAAAGCTGAAAGATCCTTCATCTACACTTGCACAAGTGAAAGATGTTGTCAATGCTAAAGCTATGAAAGCAGAAGAAGCAGAGACAGAGGAAGAAGTTATCGAGGAAGAAGAAGCAACAACAGATGAAGTAGTTGCTGAAGAAGAATCAGAAGCTACTGATGAAGTAGTTGCTGAAGAGGAAACTTCTGAAGAAGAATTCATCGAAGAAGAAGAGAGTTACGATGTCGAAGCAGACGTTGCAGCACTTCTTGAAGGTGAAGAACTTTCTGAAGAGTTCCAAGACAAGGCAAGAACAATTTTTGAAGCTGCAATTAAAACTAAAGTTTCAGAAATTAAAGAAGAATTACAAGAGTCCTACGCAGTCGCACTCGTTGAAGAGTTAGACAAAATCAAGGAAGGATTAACTGAAAGAGTTGATGCTTATCTTGAGTACGTTGCAGACGAGTGGTTACAAGAAAACGCTCTACAAGTAGAAGCAGGACTTAAAACAGAAATGACTGAATCCTTCTTAGAAGGTATGAAGTCACTATTTGAAGAACATTATGTATCAATCCCTGAAGACAAATATGATGTACTTAATAGCATGGTAGACAAACTTGATGAAATGGAATCAAAACTCAATGAGCAAATAGATCGTAACGTTGCTCTTAATAAGAGGTTGGCAGAATCCACAGCAGATGTTATTTTAGCAGATGTTGCTGAAGGTCTAGCAGACACTCAGAAGGAAAAACTCGCTACTCTTGCAGAAAATGTTGAGTTTGAAAGTGAGACAGACTATCGTGAGAAACTAGGTACACTTAAGGAATCTTATTTCCCAAGTAAAACTAGTGCTCCAAAGAGCACCTCTGAGAATTTATCAGAAGAGGTTTCAACAGATGAAGTAATCTCAGAAGAGGTTGCTCCTAGAATGCAAGCCTATTTGGATATCTTATCCAGAGCTGCGAAAAAGTGAATTTAACATTTATTCAAACAATAAACCGTAAGAGGTAATTTTCAAATGCAAATGTATAACACAGAACATTTGCAGGAAAAGTGGGGACCTATCCTCGATTTTGACGGAGTTGATCCAATCAAAGACGCACATCGTAGAAACGTCACCGCTATCCTGTTAGAAAACCAAGAAAAAGAATTAAGAGAGGAAGCATCATTCCTTTCAGAACAGCCAACAGTTACAACCAACTCATCTAGTTCTGCAGCAGGTTTCTCTGCTGACGCAACTGCAGCTGGTCCTGTTGCTGGTTTCGACCCAGTATTAATCAGTCTAATTCGTCGTTCAATGCCTAACTTGGTGGCATACGATTTAGCTGGTGTACAACCAATGAATGGTCCAACTGGACTTATCTTCGCAATGAGATCCAGATTCACTAATCAGAGTGGAACTGAAGCACTATTCAACGAAGCAGATTCAGCATTCTCAGGTCAGGATGATGGATTCGATGTTACATCTGGATTCACTGCTACAGGTGCATCTAACGTTGGTTTAGGTACAACCGCACAGCAAGGTTCAAATCCAGGACTTCTTAATTCAACTGCTGCTCAGACAAACGCTACTGACTACAACGTCGGTCAAGGTATGAGAACAGATGATGCTGAAGCATTAGGTAACACTGCTGGAGATCAGTTCAACGAGATGGCATTCTCAATCGAGAAAGTCACCGTGACTGCGAAGTCAAGAGCTCTAAAGGCAGAGTATAGTTTAGAACTAGCACAAGACCTCAAAGCAATCCACGGATTGAATGCTGAGGCTGAGTTAGCAAATATTCTATCAACTGAAATTCTTGCTGAAATAAACAGAGAAGTTATCAGAACAATCTATAACGTCGCTGAACCAGGTGCTCAAGCAAACGTTGCTAATGGTGGTATATTCGACTTAGACACAGACTCCAACGGAAGATGGTCAGTTGAGAAGTTTAAGGGTCTCATATTCCAGATGGAAAGAGATGCTAACGCTATCGCACAAAGAACTCGTCGTGGAAAGGGCAATATGATCCTTTGCTCCGCAGACGTTGCTTCTGCTCTAACAATGGCTGGTGTACTTGATTATACACCTGCACTAAACGCTAACCTTAATGTAGATGACACAGGCAATACATTTGCTGGTGTGTTACAAGGTAA